TTTTATGAATAAACCTGAACTAATCCTTTTGTTTGTAAATTTATTTTTTGGATTACTTGTCGCTTATTTTATTTTTTTATAATGGCACGCAAAGCAACCTTTAAAACATTATCGGTAAGAGACATATCTCGCCATCGCTATAAAAGAACATCTATTGGCAATTCTAAAAACAGCTTTGGTTCTGGCAGAAACAAACGCAACGATAGAAAGAAATATAGAGGGCAAGGATGAACTTCTATCACTTCCTGTTACAGCACGTTGAGAGAGACGATAAAACAGGAACATTTGCAAAGCACGTTCTTAACGATTGCAACTACCCCTCTAACAAACCTTACTTGGTTCAACTTAAATACTTGGAAGAACAAAACGCACCGCTAACAGCAATACTAGCTCTAGCGGATTCTTATAAAGCCTACTTGGATAAAAAATGAAATACAGCGCAAAACAAGAAGAAGAGTTAATGGCGGATCTATGGACTGCCAATATAAAAGACGATCCCCTTAACTTTGTAAAATACGTTTTCCCCTGGGATCAAGAAGGCACCCCCCTCGAAGGATTTAAAGGCCCTCGCAAGTGGCAAGAGAAAATTTTAAGAGATTTGGCAAACCACATTCAAAAGAACGCTGGGAAGTTTGATCCCAATATGTTTAGGTTGGCAGTTGCATCTGGTCGTGGAATCGGTAAATCCGCTTTGGTTGCATGGATTATATTGTGGATGCTATCGACTCGTCTCGGATCGACTGTGATCGTAACTGCTAACACCGAACAACAGCTGCGCTCAAGAACATGGGCGGAGTTAGGTAAGTGGCTAACGCTATCCATTAATGGGCATTGGTTTAATAAAACCGCTACCACGCTTAAACCTGTTGATTGGTTTGAAGCATCTTTAGTTAAAGATCTACAAATAGACACAGGGTACTACTACGCACAAGCTCAACTTTGGTCGGAAGAAAACCCAGACGCTTTTGCTGGTATCCACAGTAACTATGGCGTGTGCTTAATCATGGATGAAGCATCAGGTATTCCAGCTCCTATCTATTCAGTAGCGGAAGGGTTCTTTTCAGAACCCACCGAAAATAGATTCTGGTTCGCCTTCTCCAACCCAAGAAGAAATCAAGGCCCTTTCTATGACAGCTTTCATGGTGCTAAATCTTTTTGGAATACTGAACAAATAGACAGTAGAGAAGTAGAAGGCACAGACAAAAAAGTATTCCAACAAATGCTCGACCAATACGGAGAGGACTCTACTGTATCCAGAGTTGAAGTATTGGGTGAGTTCCCCAAAGCGGATGACGATACAGTTATTCCAATGGACTTGGTAAGAGCAGCGATTGACAGAGAGGTATCGCTAACCACCGAGCAAGCTATTTTATGGGGATTGGATGTAGCTCGTTTTGGTGGCGATAATTCTGCGCTTTGTAAACGTCAAGGTAATACTGTTTTAGAAATACAAACTTATAAGTCTATGGATCTAATGCAACTGTGCGGAGCTGTTAAAGCTGAATACGACAACGCCACGTTTGAGAATAAACCACAAGAAATATTGGTGGATGTTATTGGTTTAGGAAGTGGTGTGGTGGATAGATTGCGAGAGTTGGATTTGCCAGTTAGAGGTATCAATGTTTCAGAATCTCCAGCGACCAATAAGAACTATCTGAACTTGCGTGCTGAACTGTGGTTTAAAATTAAAGATTGGTTAGCACAAAGGGATTGCAGACTACCACCAGATGATGATTTAATGGCTCAATTAGTTTCACCTAGCTACGAGTATACAAGTAGTGGTAAAATAAAATTGGAAAGTAAAGAATCCATGAAAAGGAGGGGCATAAAAAGTCCTGACAAAGCAGACGCATTAGCATTAACATTGGCTTCAGATGCCGCCAACTTCTCTGGATCACTTTCTTTTAGTGGCTACTCTTTCAAGAAGCCATTGAAGAGCCGTATTATACGGATTAGTTAATTACATAGGAATAACCAATGGCAGATAAATACGCTAAAGAAGAAATTAAAGAAGAAAAAAAAGAGCGAGAGGAAACTAACGAAGAAGAAGGTGTAGATTTAGAACAGCTACAGGGTGTTCTTAAATCTGAACTTGACGATGCTCAAGACTTTATAGATGCAATAGGCGAAGATCGTGCCGAAGCAACTAAATACTACATGGGTGATGAACCTGAAGGTGGTAGTGATTTACAATCCGAATACATATCAACAGACGTAAGAGATTCAGTTCTCTATATGCT